ATGCCCCTTCTCAAACCCAACAAAAGCGGACTCACCTTTCAGCAGCGTTTCAAGGCGGCACTACCCCTGATCGTCGCCATGGGTTCGCTCACCCTGTACCTTCTCCAAGTGCAGCACGGTCAGCCCTTTGCGATTCAAGCCATACCCGAAAAGGACCGCAACTTCGTTGAGAAAATGATCTTCGCCGGTCTTGACCGGATCAAAGCTGCGGGCTTTGTCCTCTCCTGGGACCAGCGAGCAGCGTCTCCCGCGCCGAAAGCCACCCAACAGGACCCGGGCACCGACCCCGAGATGTGGAAGCGGATCGGCGAGGGTCTCCGACGATTTGATGAGCAGAAGAACAATCTGCCCTAAAGGCCTTGACACCCGGAAAATCGGATGTACGCTGTGATGCGTACACGCCATCCGGGAGCAGTCAGTGGCCAAGGGTTCTGGCAAATCTCGCGACAAGTCTTCCAGCACCCTCAGCATCGGCGAGCGGCTGCGCCGTCAACGGGTAGACGTTCTCGGCAAGAGCATCCGCGATGTCGCCAAACAGCTCGACTCGGCACCGATCCACCTCTCGGATATCGAGACCGGTAGACGCGCTCCTTCGGAAGAGTTGCTCGTGAAGATCGCCGTGGTGTACGGGCTCCCGGAGGCTGAACTCCGCTCCGGATTCTCCAAGCCAGAGGCAGTCGTGGCCGAAGTCGCATCCGAGAGCACGGTCGCCGCCGCGAAGGTCCCGGAGTTCCTTCGTACCGCCCGCGGCCTGAACGCGGAGCAGTGGGACACGCTCATCAAGCAGGCACGCAAGATCAAGCCGGATAGCGAGGTCCGCCCATGACAGACAATGCGTTCCGACTCGCCCCCATGATGCGACGCGTCGAACGGACAGCGTGGGATGTCATTCGCAAGTGTTTCGAGGCCAAGAAGCTCTCGGAGTTTCCTCTTCCGGTTCCCGTTGAGGAGTGGATCGAAGGTCCTCTCGGCATCCGCTTTGCCATCGCTGACCTGACCGATCTCGGACCGGACGTCTTGGGTCAAGCTATCGCAAGACCACCAGAGATAAAGATCAGTCAGACCCTGGTCGACCGCGAGGCTCGATTCAGATTCACAGCGGCTCATGAACTCGGACATCTTTGCCTTCACACTAAGCTCGCCGCAGACTTCCGCGACTCGACCGACGGTGACTTTCTTGAGCAGAAGATTGAGCACGAGGCCGACCGGTTTGCTGCCGCGTTCCTGATGCCGATTCCGGCGCTGTGCGTCGAGTACCCACGGCTGGCATGCAAGGCGGGTTGCGAGCCACTCGCCCTCCTGGAGTCTGTTGCGGCCAACAACGGCGAGGCAACAGCCGTCTTCCGCGACTCGATCGCGCCTCACCTCTCGCGTCGCTTTGGTGTCGCACAATCAACGGCCATCCGCCGATTCGGTGACGTGCTGCTCCCCAACGGGGCCAGAGCATTGCCCGTCGATACGGTCACGAAGTTCGTCGCGGGAGGATTTGAGCGCAAGACGCTCTGGAGCAGGTAGTTTTTTTACCCTGCGTGTACGCACGATCGCGTACATGCGTCGCCACCATGCAACGAAAGGAATGCCGTGGAAGAACCAGTGAAGTTAAACGCAAACACGCCCGACTCCCCGTGGACGCTCACATCGGAACCGGAGCCGGTGAGCGAGCAGGACGAGCCGATCGCTCCCTCCGACACGCCGCTCGAAATCCGCGGGCAATGCCTGTTGTTCTGCAGCCGATGCGGTGAACCGTCAGACGGTGCACGGGAGTTCTGCCTTCGGTGCGGTGCCAAACGCCGCGTGAGCTGCGGCCAGTAAGTCAATCCCGTCATGACACCTGGAGTATCCAAATGAGCACGAATGACAGCACGATTCTCTTCGGCGATGACAGCCCGATGCCCACACGCAGCACTTCTGTGCACTTCTCGTCGGCCACCGACCTTTGGGCCACGCCCCAATCACTCTTCGACGAGTTGCATGTCGAGTTCGCGTTCACGCTGGACGTGTGCGCCACCGACGACAACGCCAAATGCGGGGCGTACTTCACCCGCGAGCAGGACGGCCTTACGCAACCGTGGACAGGTGTCTGCTGGATGAATCCGCCCTATGGCCGCGACATCGGCCTGTGGGTCAGAAAGGCGTATGAGAGTTCGCTCGGCGGGACCACCGTCGTGTGTCTCATACCCGCCCGCACAGACACTCGCTGGTGGCACGACTATGTGACGTACGCCGACGAAACGCGATTCGTCCGGGGCCGGCTTCGGTTCGGAAGCGCAACCGCGGGGGCGCCGTTCCCATCCGCGATCGTCGTCTTCAGGGCCAAGCTCGCCAGATCAACCAAGTGGACGCGAGCGACGTTCTTCCGCCGGGCGACGAGCAAGTAGGTGAACCATGAAGCACCGCGCCAGACACAGCACGTTCAGCGATCAAGAGGTCGAAGCACTCGTCCAGGCCGCACCGACGGCCTGGTGGGACGCGTTCATCCGCCTGTCCGTCGCGTCGGGCTTACGAGTCCAGGAGATTCTCCGACTCTACGACTCCGATATCGACCCATCGACAATCTCCGTCCGCGTCACCGAGGTCCTGATTGATTACGAGCATGAGGACCACCCGCTCGACCTCCGCCGGCCGTTGCCGGTGCACCGCGAGCGGGTTGTGCCCGTGGACGAGAACACCATGTACGCGCTGGTCCACCTGCTAGACGAGTGCCCGCCCGACACGCACGTGTTCGTTCCTTCGTGGAAGCTGAATCAACTCTGGTTCCGGCTGCACGACGGTGATCCGCTCTCGACCGATCATCTCTGCCCGAGTCTTGACGCAGGGTTTCGGATGGTGCAGCGCCGCGCGATGCTCAATCTCGCCCGTGATCGCCAGATCACGCTTGCCCAGGTGCAGTGGCCAATGCGGCCGGTGTCGGCCTTGCGTTTGACCGCGATCCAGCGACTGAGTTCCGAACTCACCCCGAGGAAGCTCGCTGAGCACCTTGGCCTAGCCAGCACGGCCTCGATCCTCGCGTTCTATGACCATCAGATCACAACGCAGCCGGAAGGTGCCCCATGAACCACAATCCCGCGTCGCAGGATCTACGCCCGCCCGTTGGGGCGCCGCCGGGCAATCCTGACCGTCTTGCCGTCAACCGCCAAGAGGCCGCCGCGTTGCTGGGGATCAGCGAGCGACTTCTCTGGACTTGGACACAGGCGGGGAATATTCCGCACTTACGCATCGGAACCCGTGTGCTCTACCCGGTGGAGCAGCTCCGTATCTGGCTGAACAAACAAGCCAACAGCACCGTCGCCCAAACCGATCAATGATCCGCCGTCCCCGCCCCGAGTTCCCCGGAGTCCACGCCATGGCATCCCTCATCAAGAAACCCAACGGCACACGCCAAGTCCAGTTCGTCGACGACCTCGGCAAGCGTCGCACCATCCACCTCGGCCACATGCAGGGCAAGCAGGCCGAGTCCGTGCTCGTGCGGGTCGAGACGCTCATCAGCGCTCGGTCGGGTAATACCGCCGTGGACGCCGTCACACAGGGCTGGCTCAATGGCCTTTCGGACACTCTGCATGACCGAGTGGTTCGCGTCGGACTCGTTTCGCCGCGTGCGGAAAGGCACGTGACGATCTCGCAGCTCTTCGAGCGCTACTTCGCCACGCTCACGATCAAGCCGTCCACCGAGAAGAACTACAAGGCCGCTCGGGCATATCTCGAAGACCACTTCGGGCATGACCGCGAGATCGCGTCGATCACGCCGACGGACGCGGAGGGGTTCAAGCGGGCGATGCGAGACTCTGGTCTCGCCCAGGCCACATTCGCGAAGTTCATCAAGGTCGCCCGGCAGGCGTTCCGCCTTGCGGCAAAGTGGAAGCTCGTGGAGGAGTCGCCGTTCGCGGAAGTTAGCGCCGGGAGTCAGACGAACACGGCACGCCTCCGCTTTGTCCCGCGTGAGAGCATCGCGACACTCATGGACGAGTGCCCGTCCAACGAGTGGAGGCTGCTCATCGCTCTCTCTCGTTTCGGCGGGCTCCGCTGCCCGAGCGAGCACATGGCTCTCCGGTGGGAGGACATCGACTGGGCCCGCTCCCGCATCACAGTCACGGCAAGCAAGACCGAAGCGCACGCAAACAAAGAGACGCGGATCGTTCCGTTGTTCCCGGAGATCCTGCCCCACCTCCAGCGCGCGTTTGAAGAGGCGGAGCCCGGCACCGAGTTCGTGATCTCCGACCACTATCGCCGGAAGGGCGTGAACCTCGGCACGCAGCTCAAGCGGTTCATCAAGCGTGCGGGCCTCACGCCGTGGCCCCGAGTCTGGCACAACCTCCGAGCGTCATGCCAGACGGAACTCTCCGCCCGTTTCCCCCTGCATGTCGTTTGCTCGTGGCTCGGGAACACGACGACCGTGGCGACCCAGCACTACCTCACCGTTCGCGAGAGCGACTTCGAAAACGCTCTCTCGCCGCAGCCGGTGGCTCCGACAAGCAGGTTGCAGAATGCGCTGCAGCACACGGCGGAAATGCCTCGCACGGCCTCGCACACCACTTGGGACAAAAACGATCAAAGGCCTGCAATGCAAGCCTTTACGAACGGATGCGAACCCGTGCATTCTTCTTTAATGCCCCCCGAAGGACTCGAACCTTCGACCCGCTGATTAAGAGTCGGGTGTTGGGGTTGGTTTTGTCGTTGAGATCGTGGTGTTTTTGAGCTGTGCTACCACCGTGGACGGGGGTATGGCGGCTCGCTGGGACTTCGGGGGGCGGGAGGTATCCGATGATGACTGAAACCGAGATTTTGGACAAGGTGCGCGAGGTGGTCATGAAGCGGCCCGAGCGGCTGCGGATGGCGTCGTGGCACGGCGAAGCCGCCACCATCGACCCGGCAAAGGAACTCGCGCCCGAGTGCGGCACCACGCACTGCCTCGCGGGCTGGGCGCAGGTGTTCACCGGCGACGATGGCGACCCGCAAGCGTGCGGCGAGCGCATGTTGCCGCGCACCTGCAAGACCATCAGCCTGTTCGCGCCGGACACGCTCGCGCTGGCGTGGCTGGTGGCGCGTGGGTACGCGGATGGCGTGGCAATGGCGGACGTTGCCGCCGAGTACGAGCGGCGCGGCGGGCGCGTGCTGCGCGATGGCGAGCATGAGGTGACGCGCGGCGATGTGATGGTGCTGGGCTCGCCCAAGATCACCCAGAGCGGCGGGTTGGTGCGGACCTACGGCACCTCCGCGCCGGTCATCACCCAGCGCGGCGGGGCGGTGCGGACCTACGGCACCTCCGCGCCGGTCATCACCCAGAGCGGCGGGGATGTGTGGACCTACGAAACCTCCGCGCCGGTCATCACCCAGAGCGGCGGGGATGTGTGGACCTGCGACACCTCCGCGCCGGTCATCACCCAGAGCGGCGGGGATGTGTGGACCTACGGCACCTCCGCGCCGGTCATCACCCAGCGCGGCGGGGCGGTGCGGACCTACGGCACCTCCGCGCCGGTCATCACCCAGAGCGGCGGGTTGGTGCGGTATTTGGGCGACAAACTCGACCTTCCGCACGGCGTTCCCTGCCGCGTGTGCCGTGGCGTGGTCGAGCGGGTCGCAGCCTGAGCAACCTGCGTGGTCTGACACACCCCCAGCGTGCCCTACCCGGCTCGCTGGGACTTCGGGGGGCAGGAGGTATCCGATGATGACTGAAACCGAGATTTTGGACAAGGTGCGCGAGGTGGTCATGAAGCGGCCCGAGCGGCTGCGGATGGCGTCGTGGCACGGCGAAGCCGCCACCATCGACCCGGCAAAGGAACTCGCGCCCGAGTGCGGCACCACGCACTGCCTCGCGGGCTGGGCGCAGGTGTTCACCGGCGACGATGGCGACCCGCAAGCGTGCGGCGAGCGCATGTTGCCGCGCACCTGCAAGACCATCAGCCTGTTCGCGCCGGACACGCTCGCGCTGGCGTGGCTGGTGGCGCGTGGGTACGCGGATGGCGTGGCAATGGCGGACGTTGCCGCCGAGTACGAGCGGCGCGGCGGGCGCGTGCTGCGCGATGGCGAGCATGAGGTGACGCGCGGCGATGTGATGGTGCTGGGCTCGCCCAAGATCACCCAGAGCGGCGGGTTGGTGCGGACCTACGGCACCTCCGCGCCGGTCATCACCCAGCGCGGCGGGGCGGTGCGGACCTACGGCACCTCCGCGCCGGTCATCACCCAGAGCGGCGGGGATGTGTGGACCTGCGACACCTCCGCGCCGGTCATCACCCAGAGCGGCGGGGATGTGTGGACCTACGGCACCTCCGCGCCGGTCATCACCCAGCGCGGCGGGGCGGTGCGGACCTACGGCACCTCCGCGCCGGTCATCACCCAGAGCGGCGGGTTGGTGCGGTATTTGGGCGACAAACTCGACCTTCCGCACGGCGTTCCCTGCCGCGTGTGCCGTGGCGTGGTCGAGCGGGTCGCAGCCTGAGCAACCTGCGTGGTCTGACACACCCCCAGCGTGCCCTACCCGGCTCGCTGGGACTTCGGGGGGCAGGAGGTATCTATGGCAACCTGCATCGGTTACATGGGCGGCGGGATGGGTTCGTGGCGGGCCGAGTTCGAGGAAGGCGACGACGACGCGATGATCGTTTCGCCGATCGGGCGCGGCCAGAGCGTGCATGTGGCGACCTGCCCGCTCGGCCAGTTCATCGCGCGGGGCGAGGACGAGTACGCCGACCTGGACCCCACCGACGAGGCGAACAAGCGGCTGGTGTCCATCGTGTTCTCGCCCGACGCATGGGCCGCGCTGCGGCGCGTGGCGGATGCGCTCGCCCAGCGCAAGCCGATGGAGGTGGAGTCGCGGGAGTTGTACCGGCACGAGCGCGATGACGCGGAACTGCTGGACGAAGTGAACCGGGTGCTGGCCCTGCTGGCGGTGCCGCAGAACGGGGGTGGGGAATGAGCCCGCTGGCACACGTCTTCTGGTTCATGCTGTTCTTTGGCTCGCTGTATTTTGCGTGCGGGTTCTTTTCTGCCATGTTCCGCGAGTTCAGGGGCGCTGATAGCCGCGACATGGCCGCTTGCGCGATCCTCGGCCTGTGGCACGTCGCACTAATCGCGTTGGCGGCGTACCTGCTGATTAACGGGGGTGCCTCTTGAAGCGGCGGCAGCGGGCTAACCGCGCAGGCGGGAAGGAGCGTGGGCGATGAACGAGCATGGGCAGACCGACAACCTTTCGCAACTGGCGTCGAAGATGCCGACGCTGATGGCCGAGTGGGGCGATCGGCTGCGGGCGCACGGGCTGGCCGTGGTCGAAGCCACCGAACTCGACCGCCTGCGCAAGATCAAGGTCGAAGCGTTTGCGGCTGGCGCGCTCACGGATGACCTTGTGCTTCCGCAGTACGGATCGACGGTCTACTTCGTCCACGATGGGTGCGTTGTCGAGGGCAAGTTTGCACTTCCTCCGCAGGTGTTTCTGAATAGTCACGCTTGCAGGTTCGGGTTTTTTGTCCCTCTTTGCAGCACCTACTCCACCCGCGAGGCTGCCGAGGCGGCGAAGAAGAAGGAGGCTGAGCAATGAGCCTCACCCGCCGCGTGTGGTATCGGTCGTGGGTCTGCCGCGCGCGGAGGTGTCACGCCGCGCTGGCTGCCCACCTTCGCCGACTCGCCACCGAGGCGGGGCTGATGGGGGGTGGGCGATGATCCGCTACGCCTCCGTCTGCGATGGCATCGGTGCGGTCCACGTCGCCACGCGCGGCCTGCCATTTCAGTGCGCGTGGACTTCCGAGATTGACCCGTTCCCCGCGGCGGTGGTTGATCATCACTTCCAACTGCCCAACCTGGGCGACATGCTCGCCATTACTTCGGAGTCTTCCTGTGGACACGGACCCATCGACATGCTTGTGGGCGGAACACCCTGCCAGTCTTTCAGCTTCGCCGGACTCCGAACGGGACTGGATGATCCGCGTGGCAACCTGGCCCTCCGATTTTGCCAGCTTGCTCGGCTCCTGCGCCCCCGCTGGGTGGTCTGGGAGAACGTGCCCGGAGTTCTTTCGTCCAACAAGGGGCGAGACTTCAAGTGCATCGCCGATGCGCTGGTCGAGTGCGGGTATGGCCTGTTCTACCGGGTACTCGACGCTCAGTTTGTGCGAGTGGACTCCCACGCCCGAGCCGTGCCCCAGCGGCGGCGGCGTGTGTTCGTTGTCGGACATTCTGGAGGATGGGGCCGTGCCGCGGCGGTACTTCTTGACCGCGCGAGCCTGCGCGGGGATTCTGCGCCGCGCCGAGAGGCGGGGAAAGGCGTTGCCGGAACACTTGAAAGTCACGCTTGTGGCGGTAGCTTTCCCGGAACTGACGGGGCGTGCAGTGGATTTGTCCAGCCCGTCGCCAACACCCTGACGCGGAGAATGCGCAAGGGCGCGAACACCACGCTGGACGAGGGGCAGACGTTGGTGGCCGCGTCCAATCCTCAGCAGATCACTTCCAATGTGAACCGGGATCGTGCGTTGCCAACCACCGCGCCGACGTTGCACAGGCAGATGCAACCGTGCGTCGCCCACACGCTCCGCGCCGAAGGCCACGACGCGAGCGAGGACGAGACGGGCCGGGGCGTGCCGATCGTGCCCGCGGACTATCGCAACGGCACCGTTGGCGATGGCGTGTGCGGGACGCTGGAAGCCGCGCAGGCCAAGGGGAACCGCGGGCATGGGGTGATGGTGGACTACGCCGTGCGCCGCCTGACCCCGATGGAGTGCGAGCGGTTGCAGGGCTTCCCCGACCGCTTCACGGCGATCGACTATCGCGGCAAGCCCGCGTCGGACTCTGCGAGGTACAAGGCGCTTGGGAACAGCATGGCGGTCAACGTGATGCGGTGGATCATGCAGCGTGTGGCGTTCGTCGATTCGATCGGCACGGAAGGCGGTGCCCCTTGACCCCCACCCCCAGGCCGAGCGCGGAGGCGATCATCGCGGCGGGGTGCGCCATCCTCGACGTGCCCCCGCGCGTGCTGGCGGGGCGAAGCCGGGCCGTCCGCGTGGTCCACGCGCGCAGGCTGATCGTCTTCGCGCTGCGGGTGATCCGCGATGACGGCTGGACCACCATCGGCGCGGCGATCGGGCACGACCACCACACGCTGGCCATGGGCCTTTGGCGTGAGGCGTGGGCCGACCTGGGCCGGAACACGATCTACACCGACCGCGAGCGGCCCCTGCGTGAACTGCTGCCGACCTTCATCGAAGTGCTCTGGTGGGTGGCTTTGGCGTGGAGCCAGCCCGAGGGCCAGCCTGTGCCGACGCCCGAGAGGATGGCGGCCTGGCGGGAAGAAGAGCGGGTGCGGCGGCTGGTGGCCAGGGTGAAGAACGCGGCGAAGAAAGAACGGATCGAGCGGGCTAAGGCGGCGCGGGCGGCCGAGCGAGCGGCGCGGCGGGAGCTGGCGGAGGTCCAGCTCCGGAGGGCGCTGGCGAAGTGATTGGTCATGACCAGTCAGGACGATTCGACCGGGCGATGGGGCGGTGAGCAAGGGCGCGGATGAGCATGGAAGCGGGCAACCAAAGCGAGAACGGCGGGGCACGGCGACCGAAGACCAGCGGCATGGTTGACGCGCGCGCGGCCTTTGATGAACGCAAGCGGCAGGTGCTCGAGGGCGTGGACCTGCACGCCCTGGTAGCCGAGAGCGTGGAGCTGCACAAGCATGGGCGCGAGTGGCGCGGGCTCTGCCCGTTCCACGGCGATCGCTCCCCGAGCCTGTACGTGGTGCCCGCCAAGCGGATCTACCACTGCTTCGGATGCGGCGCGTCGGGCGATGCGATCAAGTGGGTGCAGGACCGGCACGGGCTGACCTTCAAGGCCGCGGTGAACCACCTGGCCGAGCGCCTCGGCCTGATGCCCAGCACCGGCGCCGCGCCGCCGCCGCCCCTGAAGGCCGCCGAGCCCGACCCGCACCGGCTGCGCCGCGAGCAACTGATGCGCGAGCGGGCGATTGAATCGGCCGTGACGATCTGGCGCATGGCCCGGGGAGGCAAGGGCGGGGTGATCGGCACGCCGCCGGCGTACCGCGAGGGGGCCGGAGAGGATCACCCGCGGATGCGGGCGTACCTCGAGCACCGGGGCATCCCGGTTGACCGGCTGCCCGGGGGCAAGATCCCCAAGGCGCTGCGGTTCCTGGGGAGCTGCCCGACCGACGAGGGCGGGACGCACCGGCCGGCTATGGTGGGCCTCTTCAGCACCGGACCCGGCGAGATGAGCGCGGTGCACCGGATCTTCCTCGACGCGGCCGGGCCGGGCAAGGCCGCGATGGAGGCGGCCAAGAAGGCCAAGGGGAGCCTGCGCACGGGCGGGGCGATCAAGCTCTCGGCACCCGACCAGGTCGGCGGCACGCTCATCTTGTGCGAGGGGATCGAGACCGGGCTGGCGCTGCTGGCGTCCTTGCGGGGCGGGCCGCTGGAAGGGGCGGCGGTGTGGAGCGTGGTTTCTACTTCGGGCTATCAGCACTTCCGCGTCGGGCCCGAGCTGGTCGAGCCGGCCTTTGGCGGGTGGGTGCGGCGGGTGATCTTTGCGGCTGATCACAACAAGCTCCAGGAGAAGGGCAACCTGCAGGGCAAGCGCGCGGGCGAGTGGTTCGCGCAGGTGGGTGCGGCGCGGTTCGCGTGCGCTTATCCAAGCCTGCCCGTGGTAGTCGCCCCGCCCGATCACCGCCTGGTGCCGGAGTTGGTCGGGCCCGATGGGGAGCTGATTGAAGCCGGGAGCAACGGGAAGGCGATCGACTGGCTCGACGTGGCGAACAAGCTGGGGTACGACCGCGTTGGCGCGGCGTTGGCGTCCATCGCGCCCGCGCGGGCTGAGGCGGAGGACTTGAAGCCGGCGGAGCCAGGGCAGGGCCAGGGCACGCCGGGGCGGTCCGTGGACGACGCCGACGCGGGCGAAACGCAGCGGGCGGCAGATGAGCGCGGGGGCGATGGCGACGATGGGCGGGGCAACACTGGCCGGCAAGAGCCCGAGCCGCAGGAGCCCGGCGACGGGCCGATGGTGGGCATCACCCGCACGGCCAGAGCGCAGGAGCTGCTCTGGCGGCTGTTCGCCCCCAGCGCCAAGCACCGGCCGGGCGGGGTCTGGATGCTCCGCCGATACGCGGGCACGTGGTGGACCTATGACGCGGGGACCAACCCGGCCTGGCGGCAGGTTGAAGACCCGGAGATGCTCGAGGCCCAGGCGGGGCTGCTGTTTGACCAATACTTCACCGTGAAGCGGGGCAAGATGGTGCTGTGGGCCCCGGGCGGGCGGAACATCACCGACGTGCTCAAGCAAGCGATCGCCTACACCGCGCACTGCGATGATCACATGCCGGCGTGGGCGTCGCCGACGTTCGACCGCGCGGGCGAGCCGGTGTGGGCGAGCAGCGTTCGCTGGTCGCGCAGCGCGCGCGAGGGGCCGATCAGGCCCGAGGCGGTGGTCTGTTTGCCCAACGGGCTGCTCGATGCCGACGAATGGAAGGCTGGGCGGCTGAGGATCGTGCCCAACGGGCCCAACTGGTTCTCTCGCACGTGCATGCCTACGGGGCTGCCGATCGAGCTGCTTGAAGAGGCCGTGGCGGCCGACGATCGCAAGGCCGATGAGCTGTGCGAGCGGCTGGCGCCCGAGTGGCTGGGCTTCCTTCGGTCGACCTTTACCAACGACGAGGAACGCATCGGGCAGCTTCAGAAGTGGTTCGGCTACTGCCTGACCAGCGACATCAGCCTGCACAAGATCCTCTGGCTGCAGGGCGCGCCCGGGAGCGGCAAGGGGACGATCCGCGAGGTGCTCACGCGCGTGATCGGCGATGACAATATCGCCATGACCACCGTGGAAGGGCTGGCCGGGAAGTTCGACCTGGCGGCCTTTGTGGGGCGGAGCGTGGTGTTCATGCCCGAGGTGCGCGTGGGCTTCCGCACTGACACGGCCGCGGCGATGGACCGGCTGCTGAGCATCAGCGGCGGTGACCCGCAGAGCATCGAGGATAAGTTCCAGAAGAAGCAGCCCAACATCCGGCTCTCGTGCAAGTTTGTGGTGACGCCGAACGAAGAGCCCGACATCAAGGACGCCTCGGTGGCGCTGATGCGGCGGCTGCTGGTGATCCCCACCGGCCAGCCCGTGGCGCAGCCTGACCCAGGCCTGGCCCGGCGCATCACCACCAACGAGGCCCAGGGCACGCTGCTGTGGGCGCTCATTGGGCTTCGGCGGCTGTGGCTGGCCCGGGGCTTCACGCAGCCGGCGGCCGGGCGGGAGATCATGGAGTCGATCGAACGCACGCAAAGCCCGGTGCGAGCGTTCATCGCCGACAGGTGCATCGTCCAGGCGGGCAGCGAGGTGGAGGTGGGCGTGCTGCACACGCTGTATCAGCAGTGGGCAGAGGCTGAGGGGCGCAACCCGCTGGCCAAGGAGCGGTTTGCCACGGCGATGCGGGCGACCAACCCGCTGGTCGACACGAAGCAGCGAGCTGCGGCTGAGGGTGGGCCCGACGGAAGGCGGCGTTGGCGCGTGTTCGTCAACGTGCGCCCGCTGCTGCCGAGGGAATCGCTCGATGACCCATACACCCCGCGGCCGATCTACGAGCTGAGCGAAGGCGCTGACCACTGGCCACTGAGCTGGGGGCGTGGCACACGGGTGAGCGATGGCGCGGGGGCGGCAGCGGTAGGCGAACCTGACGACGATCAGCCTGCGCCGTTCTGAGCGCCGATGGCTATTGAGAGGCGTTGGATGGGCCAGGACGGCGGGAACCCCCCGCCCCCTGCTGTGCCATGAAGCGCGTGGGAAGGGCTGGTGGTGGTCACAATCAGGCTACCGGGGTGGTTTGGGGTAGGTTCTCCTAACAGACCCCACAAAGCCGCCCCGTCCACCGTCGCGGGGGAGGCGCTGGGAAGGGGGGGCGGAGTTGATTGGGGCGGGTTTTGGTGGGTTCGGGGGCGTCGGCGCGGGTGGTGGCGGTGGGCGGGGGCCTGGCGGGAGCGGGCTGGCGGGGGCCGGCGTGGTCGGCGTGAGGGTGGTTGCCGCGTGGTTCGGGTGACGTGCGGGCAAAGAGGCCGCGCGGGTGGCGCACGCGTGCGGGGGCTGTCCGGTGCGGGGGGGTGGGGGTGGCTGGCGTGCACGGGCTGCACGCGTGCATCAGCACTTACGCTTGTACTTTGCGATTACTCAGTTCCGTGGCGTTTGACACGCTAACTCACTTTTTTCACTCGAATCACTTAAGCCTTCTAGCACGCGTGCAGCGCGTGCGGCTGGGGGTTTGTTCGGTTCAATGCATCCCCTGAAGTGGTGAAATCTGACCCATGGTCCGATTTGAAACGGGATGTGTTCGTATTGTTGACATGCGTGTCGGGACTCGGACCATTGGTCCGAGTCCCGATATGAAGGTCATCTTGTAGGTGTGTGGTCGGGGTATCGAGCGGGGGCGGGGCTGGTGGTGGGGCGGATGGTGGAGAGTTGACAGGCGTTTCTGGGGTTTGCTAGACTGATGGTGCCACCTCATGGGCCCGCGCGTCACCTGGTGCGGGGCCGAGGGCTGTGGCGTGCGCACTTTGAGCGTTCGGGGCGCGGGTGGGGCGGCGGCGGGTCGACATGGCGGCGTGGCCGGCGGCGTGGCCGGCGGCGTGGCCGGCGGCGTGGCCGGCGGCGTGGCCGGCGGCGTGGCCGGCGGCGTGGCCGGCAACGTGGTCGGCGGCGGCGGCTTGCGGCCTCTGGCGGGGGGGATTGAAGCGATTGTTCGCCGCGCGGTGGGGGTGGTGGGCCCTGGGCGGGGGCGCGGCGGGGGCGGCTCTGGCGATGGTGGTGCCGGCGGCGGCGGCGGCGGTGCTGGCCATAGTGGCCGGAGGGCTGGGGCTGGTCCGGGCGGGGCTTGTCCGGGCGGGGCTGGTCCGGGCGGCCGGGGGGGACAGGGCGGCAAGGGTGCGAGTGGCGCAAGTAGCCAGAGCGGGCGGAAGCGCAACAGCGATGTCAACCTCACGTGCGCGGCGCCGGGGACGGTGCGGCTGGTGCCGACGCGCGATCCGAGCGACCGGGCGCACGGGCTGAAAGACGCCGACGGCTATCTGCTGCCGGGCGCGCGCGTGCAGTCGGCCCGGCCGCGCTGCTACCCGCCCAGCTCGATGACCAGCGCGGGCGTCGCGCACGATTCGGCCTTTGACGCCACGTACCTGGCGCAGAAGCGACTCCGCGGCGTGAGCGGGCTGGGCGCGGGGAGCGTGCGCACCGTGGCCCAGGCCGTGCACCACGCGCTGGCGCGGCTGAACGGAAAGCGGGTGACGGCGTGAGCACGCACGGCGCGGCGCGGCTGACGGTGGTGCGCGACGATGGCGAGCAAGGCTCGCCCGAAGTTCGCTGCGCGACGGTCGCGACGGACGGGGGCGGCGGGGCGGGTGGGTCAAGCGGGGGTGGCGGTTGTGGCTGTACGCGCGGGGCGAGCGCGACGAGCGGCGCGGGGGCAGAGGCCGCGGCAGTGCGTGACGGCGTGGGCGTCGCGGGCGGGGGCGGCGCTGGGGGGGGCGATGGCGAGGACCCGGCCGTCGGGTCCTTTGCGCCCGGGCCCGGCATGGTCTGGCTGCGGCCGCTGGAGATGCCCGGGGCGCGGCCCGCGCTGCGGATGTTCGCGCGCGGGTGGTGCCGGGGGGACGCGCGGCGCTGGGCGGTGATCCGGCGGCGGTTCTTTGACGGCCGCGACGGCCAGGGCGACCCGAGCGCCCGGGCCTGCGCCCGCGCGGCCAAGGTGGACCACCACACCGCGGCGGCGTGGATCGCCGAGTTCTGCGACCTGCTCGAGACCGGCGTTCACGCCGAGATGCTCACCGCCGCCGACCTGATCGAGGACCGCGGGCTTGAGCACGGCCAAGAGCCTGATGAGGGCGAAGACTGGGCAAGCGATGAGGGGAGCCAAGCGTGAGCACGGAGCCGGGCCAGGCTGGCGGCGGCGCCGGGGCCGAGCGGCCCGCGGGCGTGCCCGCGCTGATCGAGGGGGCGGTGCCGGCGGCCGGTGACGGCGCCGTCGGCGTTGCCGAGCTGGCCCGAGAGATGCAGGTGAGCGAGCAGGCGGTGCTCGCCTGGATCGAGCGCGGGATGCCCGCCACGCGCGACGGGCGCAAGCGCTACCGCATCGACCCCGCCGCCGCCAAGGCCTGGGCCGCGGCCTTCCGCGGGCGCGGGCTGGGGGGCAAGCGCCCCGGCGCGGGACGCAAACGCCGGAGCGTGACCGGCGACGGGGAAACCGCACTCGAACGCGCCGCCGCCAGCGAGGCGGCCGAGCGGGCCCGGGCCGAGCGGCTGCGGCAACTGGCCCTCGAGGAAGCCGCGGCGGGGAGGACGACGGGCTCGCTGGCCGACCCGGCCGAGCTGGCCCGCGCGCTGCGCCCGGTGGAGATGGGCGGGCTGACCAGCGCCGACGCCAGCCGCATCATGGACATCACCCGTGCGGCCAAGGCCCGCGCGGATCTGGAGATCATGCTCGGGCAACTGCTGCGGCGGGATGAGTGCGTGGCGGCGTGGGGCGCGCTGCTGAACGCGCTGCGCGTGCGCCTCGAGCACCTCGCCGACACGCTGACGCCCGACCTGGCGGGCGCGCTGCAGCTCAGCGAGCCGCACCGGCACAAGGCGCACGAGCTGGTCGAGCGGGCGGCGCGGTCGCTGCTGGCGACGATGGCGGGCGACCCGCTGGCGGAGCTGGACGTGCCGCCGGCGGGGGCGGCGGGAGTTGGGGGAGCGGGTGGAACGGGGGGGGCGAGTGGGGCGGGTGGGGTGAACACGCAGGCCGCGCCCGCGGTGGCGGGCGGCGCGAGCGTTGCCGGTGCTGGGGGTGGTGCTGGGGGTGGGGCTGGCGGTGCTGCTGGGGGTGGGGCATGAGCAGCAACCCGGCGATGGTCTGCACGCGCTGCGGCAAGGTGGGCACGGTGATCGGGCGGCGCGAGTGGACCGGCCGGGACGGGCGCGGGCGGAGGTGGCGGTGCGGGCGGTGCGGGCACTGCCGGGTGCAAGCCGCAGACATCGACGGGGGCAAGATGATCAGGCCGACGTGGCAGTGCGTGGAAGCAAAGGAGCGTGAAACGTGAGCGCCGACCCCGTCGCCGAGGCGGGCAAGCGGCTCGGGCGGTCGCTCTTCCGACCCGACTGCCCGTGGTTCGTCGGCGTGATCATCGACCGCCGCGCCCGCAACCGCAAGCCGACGCTCTGCGTGCTCTCCAGCGAAAAACCCGCCCGCGTCGCCCCGCTGGTGCCCTCGCTCTTCGAGGGGCTGCGCGTCCGCGTGGTCGAATCCGAGCCGATCTTCCGCGGCGGCCGGGCCGCGATATCCAACACGGGAACAACCGCTTGAAATGGCCCCACCTCAGCCGCGATGACGCACGCGACTTTGCCGCGCTCCGCGCGGGCGACACGGCCGCCGAGGACCGCCTCGTCAGGCGGCACTGGGCGCTGGTGCACAAGGTGGTCGCGCGCTGCGTCGCCGACCGCAACATCCACGAGGACGCCGTCGGCATCGGGGCGATCGGGCTGCTGAAAGCCGTGCGGGCCTTCGACCCCGACCGCGGGCTGCGCTTCGCCACCCTCGCCTACCGGTGCGTCACCAACGAGGTCCGCCGCTACGCCATCGGCTCGGCGCTGGTGATCGCCATCCCGCCCAGCAGCGGCTCCAAGCGCGGCAACGCCCGCTGGAAAGCCGGGCGCGATCGCATCGGCGAGATCAGGCCCGTGAACGCCTGGATCGAAGGGCCGACGCCCAGCCCCGACCAGATCGCGGAAGAGAACGAAGAACGCGAACAACAGGCCGCCTTCCTGCTCGACGCCTCGACCGGCATGGACCGCGACGAGCGGACCATGATGGCCCTGCTCGGGCGGGGCAAGGTGCGATTCTCACGCAGCGGCAAGCTGCTCGGCGCCGACAGCCGGCACGCCAAGGCGGCGTACCAACGCGCCATCGAACGCGCCAGGGCGACGGCGACCAAAGTGGCCTGGGAGGGCGAGCAATGGCCGTGATCGCACCGGCCCCCAACGTGACCGCCGCCGGCGCCGCGCCGATCCCCGCGGCGCGGGGGGTGCTGCGCGGGCTGGCCGGCACCGCCCTCGCGCCCAGCGAGAAGCTCGGCGTCGCCGCCTGGGCGGACAAGTACCGCGTCATGCCCGCCGGGAGCACGCAGCGGCCGGGGCCCTGGTGCACCGACTACGTCCCCTACACGCGCGGCATCATGGACGCCTGGACCGACCCGCGCGTCACCGACATCGTCGTCATGAAAGCCACGCAGGTGGGCGGCACCGAGATCGCCCTCAACTGCATCATGCACGCCATCGACGCCGACCCCGGGCCGATCCTCTGCCTCTACCCCTCCGCCGACCTGGCCCAGGACGTCAACGAGCAGCGATTCCAGCCGAGCGTGCGATCGTCGCCACGCGTCGCCAAGCGGCTGCTCACCGGCGGGGGCCGGTCGGACGTGAAGGCCCTGCAAGTGCGCTTCGACCGCTGCACGGTCTACTTCGCCGGGTCCAACTCCGAGGCCGCCACCAGCTCGCGGCCGATACGCTACGTCGTCGGCGACGAGGTCTCGGCGGCGGAGTTTGACCCCGCCGCGGTCGACCGCGCCCAGGAACGCACCCGCACGTGGACCCGCGCCAAGCGGCTCTGGCTGAGCAAGCCCGCCTTCTTCGCCCAGGGCATCCACGAGCTGTACCTGCGCAGCGACCAGCGCAGTTATCACGTCCCCTGCCCGCGCTGCAACGAGTACCAGCGGCTGCGCTTCTCGCGCTTCCGCTGGGAGGGCGGGACGGCCGCCGACCCCGCCGAGGTGCGCGAGACGGCCTGGTATTGCTGCGAGCACTGCCAGGGCCGCATCGAAGAGATCGAACGCCGCGGGATGATCGACCGGGGCGTCTGGGTGCCGCGCGGGATGCGGGCCGACAGGGAAGGCCGGCTGCACGGGCAGGAGGCCGAGCACGCCGGCGCCGCGGCGGGCTTTCACCTGCCGGCGATCCTGGCCCCGCAGGTGCGCTTCGGCGACATCGCCGCCAAGTACGTGGCGGCCCGCGGGCTCACGCAGGCCTTCGTCAACGCCGACCTGGGCGAGGCCTGGGAGGAAGCGGCCGACCGCGTCGAACTGGGCGAGGTGCAGGCCGTGCGCGAGCACGCCCGCGTGCGCGGGCACGCCCTGGTCGCCCGCGGCGGCAAGATGCCCGCGGGGATCATCAGCGCCGTCGGCGGCGTGGACATCCAGGCCGACCGCGCGTACGTCGCCGTCTGGGGCTTCGGGCCGCACGGGCACCTGCGCCGCCTGCTGCTGCACGCGGTGGTCCCCCTGCCGCGCGAGGGCCAGGGGCTCGACGCCCTCGACCAGTTGATCGACTTCCGCCGGGGGCTGGCCTTCACTGGCGACGATCAGATGCCGGTCTTTGTCGCCGCCTGGGGCGTTGACTCGGGCGACCGCACCCGCGAGGTTTATCAGTTTGCCGCGCGGCACCCGCACGTCTGCGCCACCAAGGGGCGGACGGGGGCGACGATGGACCGCATGGTGGAAGTGCGCGTCGAGCAGCTCGCCCGCGCGATGAGCCGCCTGCGCGGGGCCCCCACGCCGGGGGCCGACGGCAGCTTCCGGTTTGCCACCTACAACGCCGACCGCTACAAGGACGAGCTGTACGGCCAGCTCCGCGCGGCGGCCAACAACACGCCCGGCGCGCGGGCGAGCGACCGTCTGACGACGGCCAGCCAGGGAACCTCGAGCAACGCGGCGGCGGCGGCGGTGGGTGCCGGCGGGCCTGCTGGGGGGGCTGCTGGTGGGCAGGCGGTGCGCGTGGCGGACAACCTGATCATCCCCGGCGGGACGGGCGATGAGTTCCTGAAACACCTCACCGCCGAGCAACTGGTGCGCCGCACCGTGCGCACGCCCGGGGGCGGGCAACGGACCTACGCGGGCTGGTCGATCCGTCCCGGCCTGGGTGATGCAAATCACTTCCTCGACGCCACGCTGATCGCCTTCGCCGTGGCCGACGCCATCGGCATCCAGCGCACCACCGAGGCGGACTATCGCGCTTATCGGGCGCGGTTGATCCGCTCGCAGACGGGCACGCCCGGGGGGGCGGCGGCGACGGGCGCGACAGGGGGAGAGGCGGTCGGGGCGTCGGCAAGGCCGCCCGTGGCTGGGACGCCGGGGGGTGGTGCGCCGGGGGGTGGTGCGCCGGGGGGTGGTGCGCCGGGGGGTGGTGCGCCGGGGGGTGTGCGTACAGGCGGCGGCGGGGGTGCAAGTGGGGGTGGCAGTTACTCGGCCGGGGCGGTGGCGGGGTTCCGGCCGCCGGTCTGACCGGCCGGGCCGGTCTGGGGAGTGCTGGCCCCCGGGCGTGCTTATCTGTAGAGGGGGCACCTTTCCTCTCCCCGCCATCGATCTCGACTGGCTCAACCGGAGCACGCCATGGCCGACGATTCCAGCAACCCCACCAACCCCCCCGCTTCCCCCCCCGCTTCCCCCACCTCGCCCGACCCCGCTGCGCCGGGCGAGCCCGAGGGCGGTGATGGTGGTGGTGGTGAGGGGGGTGGTGGGGGTGGGTTGCCCTCGCCCTTCGGGCCTGGCGACCCGGGCGCGAGCCCCGCAGCCCCGGCGCCTTCGTCGCCGCCCGCGCCCGGCGGTTCTGAGCCCCCGGCCGAGCCCGGCGAAGCCGGTGCCCCGCAGGGGCAGGCCGACGCCGGCAGCGTGCAGGCCGCCGCCGACCTGAGCGCCCTGATCGACGAACAGGCCGACCTCGAGGCCGAGCTGGCGACGCTCAACCCCGAGCAGCGGCTGGCCGAGATCCGCGCCGAACGCACGGCCTTCTACGCCCGCAAGCGCTCGACCATCGAAGCGCTCAACGCGCAAGAGGCGACGCTGCTCAACGAGTGGGGCCGCGTCGAAACGCGCGTCAACCAGGTCGAGCTGCCCCGCGTCTCGGCGATCACCAAGCGGCTGGCCGTGGTCGCCGCCCAGACCGCCAAGCTGATGGGCAGCTTCTAAGACCGTCGCCGCCGCGCTTCATTCCACGCTGAAACCCGCGCACATTGGCGTGACACCCTATGGCCTGGACCAACGCTGACTACCAGTCGCCCGCCACCGCCCAGGCCCGGCTGGCGAAGGCGACCGCGTTTCACGCTGAACTGCTCAACGCCATCGGCAGCGAGGTCGCCAGCGACGGCACCAGCGTGAGCCAAAACAACATCACGCAGCTCATCGCGATGGTCAACAAGGACCTGCCCAGGCTCCGCGAAGAGGCCGCCGCCGAGGCCGCCCGCGCCCGCAACGGCGGGCGCTCGCTGGTCAGCTTCGCCTAAACGCGCTGCGCCTTCCCGCCCCCCCCCGCTTTTTCACCCCCACCCCCCCCACCCCCCCCCACCACCCCCCACCGTGCCCGGAACCAACGGCCAACACGTTGCCCGCGCTGCGACCGCGCAGCCCGGACCCCCCACTGTTGCCGGGGGTTCGGCGGACTCTCGCGTGCCGGCGCCCGTCCGCCCGGCCGGCCGGGAGAGCCGCGTGGAGGCCCAGCTCCGCCGGGCACGCCAGCAGGCCGAGATCGCCCACCTGCGCGTCGAGCGCGAGCGGGCCAAGCAGCTCGGCAAGGCCATCAAGAGCGTCGGCAACCTCGGCGCCCGCGCCGACTTCCGCGCCCTCCGCGAGCCCCGCCTCACCGGCGCGTGGGTGCCGCGCGTCACCAGCGGCGATTACCACGCCGACCAGGCGACGCTCGAGAAGCTCCGCGGGTTCTCGCAGCAGTTCACCCGCAACAACCCCATCGCCATCGCCCTGGTCCGCCGCCTGGTCGACCTGGTCGTTGGCCAGGGCTTCCGCGCCCAGGTCCGCAGCGGCGACGCCGACTGGGACGCCAAGGCCGAGCGGCTCTTTGCCCGCTGGGCCGCCGGGGAGTGCGACGCCCGCGGCCGCGCCACCCTCGGCACGCTCGCCCGCCAGGCCCTGCACCTCATGATCGTCGACGGCGACGTGCTGCCGTTGGTGGCGCGCTTCCACGGCGGGCCCGACCGCGTGGTGGTGCAGCTCATCGAGGCCGACCGCATCGCCAGCCCGGCGGACGAGAAGCACAAGAAACCCAACACCGTGGCGGGCGTGCAGGTTGACGCGCTGGGCGCGGTGGTGGCCTGCTACGTTCGCAACTACGCCCAGACCGGCTCGGGCCTGAGCCCCGACGGGCAGTGGATCTCTTCCGGCCTGGGCCAACTGATGCTCGACCCCGAGCGGTCGAGCGTGACCCGCGGCACGCCCGCCCTGGCCCCGCTGGTGATCCACCTCGACCAGATCGACCGCTACATCGAGGCCGAGCTGGTCAAGGCGAGCGTGAACGCCTGCATCGCCCTCAAGCGCACCCGCAGCGGCGACGCGCAGAACCAGCTCTCGGCCGTCGGCCCCGAGGTGCGGGTGGCCGCGCCCTGGCCCGCCAGCGGCATGGTGACCGAGCGGCTGGAGACGATGCGCAGCGGGATCATCTACGACCTGCAGGCGGGCGAGAACCTCGAGATGCTCGCCGCCGAATCGCCCAGCGCCGGGCTCGGGCCGTTCCTCGACAAGATCACGCAGATCTGCTCGGCCTGCCTGGGCCTGCCGCTGGTGCTCGCCACGCTCGACTTCTCGCAGACCAACTTTCACAGCGCCCGCACCGCCCTGGGCCTCTCGTGGGCCCGCATCGCCCACCTGCAGAGCGTGCTCGAGCACGGCTTCTACCGCCTCGCCTGGAAGGCCTTCATCGGCGACGCGATGGAAAAGGGCCTGCTGCCGCAGATCGACAACGCCCACGACGTGACCTTCCTGCGCCCGGGTCGGCCGGTGATCGACCCGCAGCGCGAAGTCGCCGCCAGCCTGCTGGCGATCGAAGGGAACATCGACACCCGCGCCAACGTGCTCGCCCGCATGGGGCTGGACGCAGAGGAAGTCGCCCGGCAGCGGCAGGTGGAGCGCGAGCTGGAGGCCGAGCTGGGCATCACGCCGCGGGCCAGCCCGACCGGGCAGGCCGGCGCGGCCGGAGGTCCCACCGACCCGAACGCCCCGACCGATCCGGTCCCCGTTGACCCCGCCGCGCAGCCGCCGATCGACCCCGCCGACGCCGAGGACCTGACGCAATGAGCACGCTGACCACCGCCAAAGAGCACGCCAAGGCCGCCGCGCCCGGCCCGGCCGCGGGCGGCGGCCAGTTGATGGCCGTCTGCAGCCAGTTCCTGACCCCCGCGGCCAGGAGCGGCCAGCCCCGCCCCGGCCGCCAGCGCACGGCCGCCGTGGCCGCGGGCACGCCCCGGGCGAGCATCGGCGAAGCGTCTGGGGTTGATGGGTCGCTCTACACCGTGCTCGGGGCCGTCGGCGTGATCTCGCTCGGAGGGCCGATCATGTACGGCGCTTCGTGCTGCTGGTGGGACGGCGAGACCGAGACGGACGAGGTCTGCCGGGCCCTTCGCGCCGCCGCCGCCGACGCCCGCGCGAGCGTGGTGCTGATCGACTGCCACTGCCCCGGCGGGACCGTGGCGGGCGCCAGCGACCTGCTCGAGGCGATGGCCGCGCTGAAGGCCACCGGCAAGCGCGTGGTCGCCTACGCCCACGAGTGCATGGCCAGCCTGGCCTACTGGCTCTGCTCGCAGGCCGACGAGATCGTCGCCACGCCCACCGCCGCGCTGGGGGCCATCGGCATCGTGGAGACCCTGACCAGCTACTCCTTCGACGGCCTGCAGGTGGTCCCCATCAGCACCAGCCCCGAGAAGCACGCGCCCGGCGCGGTCTGGGAAGAGGCCCAGATCGCCCCGATGCGCGACGCCGCCGGCAAGCTGGCCGACGTGATGGTCGCCGACATCCGCCGCGGCCGGCCCAAGCTGGCGGGCGAGGCCCTGCGCGGGCGGCTGGTCTACGGCCAGACGGCCGTGAACCTCGGCCTAGCCGACCGCTTGAGCACCTTCGCCGCGCTGCTCGACGAACTGAACACGCTCGCCGGTCAGCCCGGCGCGCTCGCCGACCTGCCCGTCAAGCCGGGCCAGGACCGGCCCATCAACTCCCCCACCAACCCCGCGGCCCCACCCTCACCTGAAGATGAGCCGGTGGAGGCCGCCACGAATGCAGGACTGAAAGCCATGCCCGACCAGAACGTCAACGCCAACGCCAACGCCAACGCCAACACCAACCCCCCCGCCAACGCGCCCGCCAACACCCCCGCCGCGCACGCCCCGGCGACGGTCGCCGAACTCAAGGCCGCGTTCCCCGACGACGCGCAGTACGTGCTGACCGCGCTGGAGCGGGGCGCGAGCCTGCTGCAGGCCAAGGCCGACTACACCGACGTGCTCCGCGCCAAGCTGGCGGCGATGCCGGCGGCGCCGGTGCAGACCGCGGCCAACCCCGCCACGACCGCGGCCCGCGCGGCGGCCGTGCAGGGCGCGACCCTCGACGGCCAGACCCCGCCCAGCGCGGCGCTGCCCAAGGGGACCGCCGAGGCCTTCGCCAAGGCGGTGAGCGCGTACCAGGGCGAGAAGAAGTGCCTGCGCAGCGAGGCCCTCGCCGCCTGCGCCCGCCAGGACCCCCAGGGCGCCAAGGCCTACCGCGTCGTCAGCGGCGGCATGATCTAAGCCGCGCAAGGCCCCTCCCGCGTCGGCGGTCCCGACGCCGTCACCACCAGCCCGCCATCGCTCAACCACACCAAGAACTTCTGAACCAAGGACACACGCATGTACAACGACAGCAGCTACGCCTCGTACACGGCCACCTCCGCTCTGAACAACGCCTTCCTCCGCGTGAAGCTCGACGGCTCGACGACCGCCAACGTGGTGGTCGCCGGGGCCGGTGAGGACTTCGTCGGCGTGGCGCAGAACGCCGTGTCGGCCGGCGTCATCGTCAACGTGAAGCTCCGCCGCTCCACCGGCACGCAGCGCTTCGTCGCCAGCGGCGCCATCACCGCGGGCGCGCTGATCTACGGCGACGCCTCCGGCAAGGTGACCGCCACGGCCAAGGGCTCGCCCATCGGGCGGGCGGTCACCGCCGCCGCCGCCGACGGCGACGTGATCCAGGCGGTGGTGACCGGCGCCAACCCCGAGATCGTCACCGGGCAGAAGACCGCCAACAGCACCGACGCCACCAACGGCTACATCGAAGTCGACCCCGGCTTCGGCGCGGCCCCCGCCAACGGCTTTATCGCCCAGGTGCGATCCTCCGCCGGCGCCGTGCGCACCGTCACCACCGTCGCCCACCAGGGCAGCGGCGTGATGCGCCTGACCGTGACCAGCCTGGCCAACAACGACGTGGCCTCCTGGGTGGCCGGCCGCTAAGCCGCGCCATCCACCCCACCCACACCCCCGACCCCCACCCCGCAACCGCTCCACCACCGCAGCCTTCTAGCAACAAGGAAACCGACCCATGCCCTTCACGATCTCTCCCGGCGCCGAGGCCCGCATGGACCTGGCCGAGGTGGCGTACAACTTCTTCGCCACCTCCGGCTTCGTTCACGAGCAGGTCGCCCCGGCCTACCTCAGCCCGACGCAGTACGTCCGCCTCTTCAAGGTGAGCCCCTCGGCCTTCACCGTGCTCCCCCCCGGCGTCAAGCGCGCCCCCGGCGCGGGCGTCGCCCGCCTGATCGTCGACCGCAAGGAAGTGCTCGCCCGCATCGACGAGTACGCCGCCGAGATGGCGGTGGCCCCCGCGGACGGCGTGACCTTCGGACAGAGCCAGCACGCCGCCGACTGCATCGCCGCCCGCTTCTCGATGCTGAGCGTCGAGCGGCAGGCCGAGGTCGACTTCTTCAACGCCGTCTACAACACCACCAACTTCCCCGTCTCGGGCAACACCGGCGTCACCCTGGGCACGCCCTGGAGCGACATCACCAGCCGCCCCTCCGACGACATCACCGCCCGCATGGAGATCATCAACCGCCTGACGGGCGCGACCAGCTTCAACCTGCTGATCAACATCGCCCAGTGGCGCCACCTCTCCCGCAACACCTCCGTCCGCGCCACGCTCAACCAGAGCGCGAACCAGCCCGGCCTGGTCCCCCTCGACACGCTCGCCTTCGCCCTCGGCGGCAGCATGCTCAACAAGATCATCGTCGCCGGCGGCACGCAGGGCACCTCGGCGATCGCCTCCAACACCTACGCCGGCCTCTTCGTCGCGCCCCCGACCGACCCCAACGACCTGGAGAGCCCGCAGTTCATGCGCACGATGAAGTGGGGCGTCGGCCTGGAGAACAGCCCCGGCGTGGACATGCAGCGCACCGAGGTCTACGACGGCGCGCAGGTGGCCTTCGAGGAATACAACGAGCCGCGCGAGGGCAACAAGATCATCCGCGCCCGCGACTTCAAGACCTTCCTGGCCATCCACCCCGAGTGCTTCAACCTCTTCTCGAACGTCGCCTAAGCGGCGAGGCCTCCGCCCATCCGCCCACACGCACGCACGCACGCATACGGAGCCGAACCCGCCGCCAGGTGAAAGCCGCGCGGCGGGGTTTCCTTCAACGCAGGAGCTGCCCCTCATGAACTCGCCCCTGGCCGCCTCGCTCATCGCCTCCCTCGTCCGCTGGCTCGCAGCCCTCATCGTCGGCGGGCTCGTCACCGCCAAGCTGATCCTGCCCGGCCAGGCCGCCGGCGTGACCGAGCAGGTGGTCGGCCTGCTGGGGTTGATCGCCTCCGGCGCCGTCAGCCTCGGCTGGAGTTACCTGACCCAGCGCAAGCTGCTCTCGGCCGAGCCGCCGCAATCGCCCGCCGAGTTCAAGCCGTGATCGGCTGGATCGCCAGCCTCGCCTACGGACTCCTCCGCGCCCTGCTCGAAGGACTCACCCGCAAGCCGATCACGGAGACCGTCCTTGAACGCCGCGACGATCAGATCCCGCCGCGAACACCAGACCAGCAACGCCGCCGAGACGACACGCTGCTGGGCGAGCTGGGCCTGCCGCCCGGCCCAACGCCCGGCCGCGTGGCTGATGACGGCGACCGCCCTGCACGCCCTCCCCATGGCCGCGGGCTGCCAGCAGGTGATCGAGACCAAGTACGTGATCGTGCACCCCGGCAGCCCGATGCAGGCGACGGAGAACCAACGCCTCCGCGGGCGAACCCTGGCCGGTGACGCCATCGCCGAGCAGGACGTGGGCGGCTGGATCATGATGCCGCCCGACCACTGGGACGCGCTGCGCCGACGCCTGCAAGAGCAAGCTGAGCCGACCGCACCGGAGACCCGGCCGTGACCGGCGTGTTGCTCCTGGCCCTGGCCGCGCCCGAGGCCGCGGCCGTGCCCGCTATAACCGCGGGGCCCGATGGCTTCGGCCTGGCGCAACTGCTTGAACGCGGCGGGCTCTTTGGCGCGGGCATCACCTTCGTGCTCGTCGCGGTCGTGGTGATCTGGCGCTCGATCGGCCGCGAGCTGGTCCAGCTCGTCAGCCAGACCTCTTCCAACCTCGCCGTCGCCGCCGAGGCCAACCGCAGCGTCCTCGTCGAGGCCGGCAAGCTCGCCGAACTCTCACGCCTCGCCGCCGCCGACGCCAAGGCCGCCAGCGAGCACGCACGCCAGATCGTGGCCGCCCATCTCGGCAGCACCGCCCACGAACACGCAGACTGACCATGCCCCGCACCTGGACACCCGCCGACCTGGGCAGTTTGCTCAAGCTGCACGCCGCGGCTGGGCCCATCCCGCCCATCCAGGGGCTCGACCCCTTCGACAACGCCCTGGCGGCCGGGGGCTACCTGCAGACGCTCAGCCTGCTCTCGCCCGCCGGGCAGACCGCCCAGGCCGCCGTCGGGCCCGGCGGCGGGTTTGTGTACGAGGGCGAGTGGGACTCGCTGCTGGCGGTAGAAACCAACGACATCAACATCAACGCCAACACGCCCGCCGTCAGCCTGAGCACCACCGGCAGCAACACCCTCGTCGGGCTGATCGCCTATTCCGCCGGGGACCTGGGCAGCACCACCAACTACAACCTGCTCGGCCATGGTGGATCTGGCCCTGACTATACCGACCGCTTGACGTTCGGCACCGGGCAGGCCGATCCGACCTATCGATGGGAGCGGCTGCGCGTCGGCACGGTGACGCTGGAGGGCGCGCAGGACCTGCCCATGAACGAGGTGCGCTTCGCCACGTTCTGGGCGAACGCGGGTGGCGTGACGTTGCGGGTCAATGGATCGGCCGCGTCAAGTTCAACCAGTGCGCCCGGGCTCAACGCCGCCATCAGCCTGGGCCTCAACGGCCTCTCGGACGACAACGGCGACACCGCCTGGCTCTTTTCTCGCTGGCACAGCCTGGTGCTGGTCGGCGGCAACCTGACCGCCGCGGGGCTGACGCCCCTGCAGGTCGCCCAGCGCCTCGAGGGCTACGCCGCGTGGGAAGGCCTGAGCCTGTCGTTGACGTTCCAAAGCCTGCTCCCCAGCGATCACCCGTTCAAGCTCTTCCCCCCAACCGTGAACACCGCCAACCTACGCCGAACGCGGGCGCGACGCGGTGCGCTCTAGACACCTGGAGAGTCTCATGCTGACCATGATCAGCCCCGGGCTGACGCGCTATCTCGCCACCGGATCGGCCAGCGGCAAGGCCCTCTCCGCCGGGCCCGTGGCTGTTTCCAGCAACGGCCGGCTCTGCGTCAACGGCACCGCCGCGCTGGTGCTCTACCCCTGGCCGCGATCGCTGGTGGCGCGCCTGAACTTCTTCGGCAACGGCGCCGACAACGACACCTTCACCGCCCACCTCTGGGCCTACGAATACACCGACCGCGCCATGGCCGGCACCGAGGTGCTGCTGCACTACCTGGGCAACGCCGCCTGCACGCTGGGGGCGAAGGTGGGCCTGGCCGGTTCGCCCGGCGTGGTCAACACCGAGCGCTTTGCCGACACGATCACGTGGACGCCCGGCAGCGAGAGCAGCACGCCCAAGGGGCCGCTGGCCAAGTGGGAAGCGGCCCTCAACGAGGGCGCCAGCGCCGTCTACTCGCCCGCCAACGACACGGTCGCCGAGCTGGTCCTCCCCTGCCTGGGCCGCACCCACGGGTGCGTGATCGAGTTCGCCGGGGTGGCCAACGGCACGCTCGCCAACGCGCTGATCCGCACCGGGCTGGTCTAAGACCACGCCCGCCGCGAACGCCCCCCACGTCCTTGCCTTCACCGGCCCCGACCATGAGCCACGAGCAGGACCTCGACGCCATGCTGCAAGCGACGCTGGCGGTGCTGGGCGTGAACGTCACGCTCACGCCGCCCGCCAGCGGGGCCATCGACCCCGCCACCGGCGCCCGCGCAAGCCCGCCCGAGCCCGGCGACGCAATCACCCTCCGCGCCCAGCGCCTGCAGGCGCTGCCGGAGAACAGCCCCGGCGGGGCCTCGGCCAGCGTCGGCGCGGGCCGCCTGCGCGTGCGGGCACGCCGCTACTGGGTGCGCGTCGCCGACCTCAACGGGGCGACGCCCTGCGAAGGCTGGACGCTCAGCGACGCCGGCGTGACGCACCGCGTGACGGCCGTGGAGCTGGCCGCCAGCGGCCGCAAGGTGATCCTGCACACGCGCGACGAACGCGACCGCTAAGAAGGCCAGCCCAGCCCATGCCCGCCCCCACGCCAGCCCGCATCGACGACGCCCGCGTCGAGGCGATGATCCTGAGCCTGATCACCGCCGGGCTCCCCACCGCGGTGATCGCCCACCGCGACGAGCCCGAGCCGGCCCTTTCGCCCGACGGCGACACGCTGCTGATCCGCCTGCTCGGCGTCGCGGCCACGCCCAGGCCGCGAAACGCTGGCGAGCTGATCGACATCGCCGACCTGGACGTGGCCGTGCAGGTGGTGGTCTCGTGCGCCCGCGCGGAAGAGACCGTCTACGCCCAGAACCAGGCCCTGGCCAAGGTGAAAGCCGTGCTCGACCAGGTCGCCGCCGAAGACGCGCCCAGCGGCCACCGCCTGGAAACCTTCCGCGCCGCCGCCATGCCCGGCAGCGCCGACGAGCAGGTCCGCCTCGCCAGCGGGATCGTGACCGTCACCGGCCTGGTCTTCCGCACCGCCGGGACCGACCTGGCGAGCTTCCCGGCCTAGGCCGGGCGAGAACCAAGACGCCGCGCTACGGCGGCACCGACCACCCACCCAACTCAGCCACCACGCACCCCCACGCACCCCCACGCACCCCCACGCACCCCCACGCACCCACCCCCACACTCACGCCTTCACAGACGCAGGAGTTTGAGACATGGCCAACGTCAACAGCCAGACCCCCGTTCGCTTTGAGGCCGGCGGCAAGGTCCTTTTCGGCACCGACGAACTCAAGAACATCGTCGAGGGCTCGCTCAGCTTCGAGATCGGCGGGCTCGAGGCCGTCGGCAACATGGACCGCGGCGCGCTGACCGACGTGGTCGCCGGGAACGAGCGCCCCACCAAGGTCACGCTCAAGTGCAAGGTCGGCAACCCGATCGCCTCCAGTGGCGCGGGGCTGCTGCCGCAGGTGCTGGGCGCGCTGGTCACCAACAAGATCAAGCCCGTCAACGCCGACGGCACCCTGTTCACGTTCTCCATGACGGTCAAGGTGCCCGACGGCCTCGGTGTCGCCACCGGCACGCAGTACGTCTTCGCCAAGTGCTACGTCGACAACCCCGCCAAGATCTCCGTCGCCGCCGGCGCCGCCTTCGACGAGATCGAGCTGCAGATGACCGACTGGGAGGCCAGCCCGGCCATCACGCGGTATTGAGCAGACACAGCCAGCCCTGACCTTCACCACCGACGCACTGAGAACCAGCACCGATTATGCCCGACCAGAACCAGCCAACCCCCGCCGCCACCGTGGGCAACCCCGCGCCCGCGTCGATGCTCGACCTCTGCGCCCAGATCGCCGAGGGGGAGATCACCATCAAGGGCCGCCGCTACCGCGTGCGGGCGCTCAGCGACACGCAGGTGCAGGCCTCCGCCGCCGCCTTCCCCGCGCCGGTCCCGCCCGTGACCATCCCGCGCGGGCGCGGGTCGGCCGCGCCCCCCGAGCCGGACCCCTACGATCCGGACTTCCAGACGGCCAGCCGGATCTACCGCCGCCGCATCCTCGCCGCCCAGGCCGTGCTGGCCCTTGACCTCGAGCACCAGTCGCGCCGCTGGGGCGGCGCCAGCTTCGGCGACGCCTACGCCGTCACGCCCGAGCGGCTGGCCTGGCTGGCCGGCGCCGCCGAGCACCTCCGCCAGCACACTGCCCCCGCGCTGATCGACGCGATCGTCGCCGAGAGTGACCGACTCGGCAGCCCCGACCGACTGGAGAGCGAAGCAAAAAACTCCTGACCGCCGAGCCCACCGCGCTCGGCGTGAGAAAACCGCCCAAGCCGCCCCGGGCCGTCACCGGGCTCTACCTGCGGCTGCGGCTGCTCGAACGGTTCGCCTGGCTGACGCCCGAAAAAATCGCCCAGATGGACCCGGGGTCCCTGGCCGTGCTCGAACACTACAACCGCCTGCGACTGGCCGAAGAGGCCGGGCCCAGCGAGGAATAACGCACCCGTGGTTACGGTCCGCGCCAACTGGAACATCCTGCGGCAGCGCGTGGCCAAGCTGATCAACGCCTCCGACGGGGCGACCAACCTGGCCACGCGCGCCATCGCCAGGATGGTCGCCGACTCGCTCCAGCGAACGCCCGTGGACACCGCCCGCACGCTGCGGGCCTTCAGCATGGCCAGCAACGACCTGGGCCTGGGCCCCTACCCCGTTCCCTCGCTCCAGCCCAGCCGCCACTACGAGCGCGTGCTCAAGCGCCTGGCCAAGCAGCTCTCGCGCTGGGAGGCCTTCGACCGCTGGGCCCGCGAGCACGGGCAGACCGAGACGAAGAACTACCGCCGATACGTGCTGCCCAACCTGCAGCGCGCCCGGCAGGCCTGGAACGACTACCGCGCCGCCATCGGCCAGGACGCGGTGGTGATGATGAACAAGGGCCGGGCGGTGGAGTTCACCGTGCGGCTGAAGACCTTCGGCGGCGAGGGGCGCGTGGTCCGCGACGGCAAGGGGGGCGTGGCGCTCTACCGCTGGATCAACAAAGAACCGCACGCCCGGACGGTCGAAGCCAAGTTCGGCACCGTCCGCCACGCCCTGGCCCGCGCCCGCGCGGCCGGCGGCAAGACCGCCAAGAAGTCATTCCTGCGGGGCCTGCCCACCGCGCTGCGCATGCCCGCCTGAACGCCGAGCACCGCCATGGCCGACATCGACATTGCCGTAGGCCTGAACTCCGCCCAGTTCCAGGCGGGGCTGCGCGCCCTGGAGAGCCCGACGCAGCGCGCCGCCGCGCGCATCGCCAACATGCTCGGCGGGGCCGCGGCCTTTATGGCCGCCAAGAAGGCCTACCAGATCTGCGCCGACGCCGCGCGGGCCTACGCCGAGAGCAACACCGACGCCGCCCGCACCATGGGCGACATGAACCTGCAGGCCGGGCGGTTGCAGAAGGCCCTGGGCGAGGACGTGGTCGGCGCCCTGGACATGGCCCTGCCGGCCGTCAGGACCCTGACCGATACGCTCTTGACGGCCAAGGCCGCCGCCGTCGAGTACCTGGCCGTCTGGGTCGGCGGCGAAGAGGCCGCGGCGGTGTCGGTCCTGCAGGCCCAGAACAAGGAGATGGGCAAGTTCTTCGGCGAGGCGAAGAAGACCAAGGACATCGTCGCGGGCCTCGAGGCCGAGGCGGCCAAGCTGATGGACACCCTCGACCGCGACGCGCTCGGCAACACGCTCGGGCCCGAGGCCAAGCGCGCCCTGGCGGCCAAGGACTACGCCAAGACCATCGACGAGATCAAGAAGACGCTCAAGACCATGCCCGCCGGGCCGCGCCGCGACGCGCTGGAGACCGAGATGGTCGTGGCCGCCAACCGCGCCAACGCCCTGCGCGTGGCCCGCCTGACCGATGAAGAGTTCGCCGCCAAGCAGCAGGCGGCCAAGGAACAGGCCGAGGCCTACAAGGCCCGCGTCGACGCCTTCGTCGCCACGCAGAACGCCCTGACCAGCAACGCCATCGCCAACCTCGCCGCCAACCCCGGCCAGGAAGACGCCGCCAAGCTGCTGCAGATCCAGGCCGACTACGCCCAGCAGATCCTCAAGGCCCAGCAGGACACGCTGCTAACCGAAGAGGCCCGCGCGCTCGCCGTCGACACCCTCAACGCCCAGCAACGCGAGGCGCTGAACCTCGCCCGGCAGCAGATCGACCGCGCTGGCCGGAGCGAGCGGTTCACCCTGGCCGGCTCGGGGAGCGTTGGCCTCAGCCGCGCCATCGCCGGGGGGCAACTGGTCGGCAGCGCGGCCGGGCCATCGGCCGGCACCCGCGCCGCCGAGGCGGCGGCCAAGACCCTCGACAAGATCAACGGCACCCTCGACCGCCTCTGGGGGGCGACCCAGCAGGGCCTCGTCGGCGTGGCGGGCTGAAGCAAGACCAACCTCATGAGCACCTTTGCCCTGGCCGTGACCTTCGACACCGTTCCCACCCGCGGCGCCTCCGCGGCGGCGGTGATCGCCACGCCCGCCCTGCCCGTCGGGCTGCTGGGCGTTGAAGACCTCATCGTCCAGGTCGCCGGGCTGGCCGATCCGTTCGCCGGGGCCGTGCTGACGATTGAGCACAGCGGCGACGGGGCGACCTGGAGCACCGTGCCCGCCGCGCTCGCCCCCGACGGCGCGACCCTCACCGGGGCGGGTCTGCGGCGCGTCGACGCGCGGCAGTTGGCCCTGGTCCGCCTGCGGCTCTCTGCGCCCGAGGCGAGCGCCGGGGCCGTGAGCGTGCTGCTGGTGGCGATGCGCCGCACCGGGCCCTTCCCGGCCGACCTGGCCGAAGTCTGGAACGGCAAGACCGTGAGCGTTGCCGACGGCCGCACGCTGACCACGCCGCCGCCGACGGGATCGGGCACACCCCCCGCCGGCAGCGGCGGAGCGGGCTCTGGTGGCGGGGGGGGCGGCAACAACGCGGGGGGAGGGCTTGATCCGTGAGCCTGGCCGGCACCAGCGTGCACCTGTGCGATGACCGCTACCACGACCGCTTCGGCTACGAGAGCGGCCGGGGCTACGCGGGGACGCGCTTCTTCCGCGTCTACACCGATGACCCCGTCGCCGCGCTGACCGCCCCGGGCGTGCCCGGCAAGGGCGACGCCTGGAGCACGGCCTTCCCCGGCGTGATCGTCCAGAGCCTCGACAGCGAATACGAGGGCGGGCGGAGCGACACCGACCGCGTCGGGCGCTGCCTGGTGCGCGTGAACTACGCCGCGCCGAGCGGACGCCTGGGCCAGCCCCCGGCCAACGCGGCCCTGGCCTACACCGAGCAGGAAGTGCAGGTCGGCTCCGTGCACGTGGTCTACCCCGTCGGCGAACTCCGACCCGGCGAGATGGGGCCGCCCGACTCTACGCCCATCGCCGGGGGGCGCGGCTGCGACATCGAGACCGTCAGCGTCGGCTGCAAGGTGCACCGCTTCTTCCCCCTCTCGGCCCCGCCCGACCTGGCCGACTGGCTGCCGCTGGTCGGCAAGCTCAACCGCAACACGCTTCTCCTCCCCGGCCTGCTGGGGACCAGCACCACCGTGGCGATCGAGCCCTATCAGGCCCGCTACCGCGCGCCGAGCATGACGCGCGACGGCGACCTGATCCGCCTGACCCACGAGCTGGTGATCGCCCCCGACCACGACGTGTACTACTTCCTCGAGGACGACAAGGGCCTGCCCGTCGGCGACGTGCGGGCGGCGCGCGTCTACCTCTCCACCGACTTCCCGGCGCTCTAA